CAAGTGATGATAGATAAAATTGATGTGGTTAGGGACGCGGTAATAACGTACATGCCCGGCTACGACAAGAAGGATTTTGAAGTGCTACGTACAGCACTCGACTGGATAGACAACATAGAACAACTTCTCTGTGTTAGAGAGGAACCAAGTTGAATTAGATGGGCATGAAAAGGATAATAGACAAAGATTTCTACAGGATCGACCTTGAATACCAATTTGAGTCGCTTAACAAGATGTTGCGAATGCACTGGGCAGTGCGTAAAAAAAGGCAAGAAGAGCTATGGGCAGCCGTTGAATACGCTGCGCCTCGTCCTATTCCCAAGTTCCAAGGAAGAACACGCTTAACAATTATACGGCAATGGGGCAAAAGGGGAAGGGCGTTTGACCCTGACAATCTGGTAGCATCCTGTAAAATGCTTATAGATTGCTTAAAAGAACCAAAGGGGCGCAGTGCTCATGGTCTTGGTATAATAAAAGACGACAGCAGCGCCGATATAGAGTTGCTTGTAAAACAAGAAAAGTCGCCTGATGGTGTTCATCGGGCTATAATAATAATGTCACAAGGAGACAATGATGTCTGACGAAACTATGATTGATGGTGGTCAGGGAGCATCGGATCAAACCGAGGCGCCCACGACCGAAGATACAGGGAATTGGATGGACTCAATTCCAGAGGATTTGCGAGGGGATACGTCCCTTGCAGATATTAAAGATGTTGCCGGACTAGCCAAAGGCTATGTTCACGCACAGAAGATGATAGGTGCTGATAAGGTAGTGCTCCCTGCGCCAGATGCTTCACAAGAGGATATGGACGCCTTCTACAACAAACTAGGTAGGCCCGAAAAGGCCGACGGTTATGAAGTCCCAACTGAAAATATGCCTGCCGAAGTGCCAGTCAACGGTGAACTTGTAGGCAAGTTTTTCGAGGAAGCACATCGAATTGGTCTGAATAAGCAGCAAGCCGCAGCAATCATACGCTGGCAAACTACACTGCAACAAGAACAAATGGGCGTGTACGAACAACAAAACACAGAAGCCTTGCAAACCGCAGAGGCAACTATGCGTAAAGAGTTTGGCAATGCCTATGATGAAAAAATCTCCATGGCGCAAGGCGCGGTGATGCGATTCGGTGGCGATGAACTTGTTAAAATGCTCAATGATACAGGTCTTGGCAATAGCCCAGAAATCATACGCGCATTCTCTAATATCGCAAAAGCAATATCAAACGATGAAGTAATCGGTGGTGGTGGACGGCAAACATTCATGTCATCACCCTCAGAGGCGAAGTCAACTATTGCAAATAAAAGGCGCGACCCTGATTTTATGGCTGCATATCAAGACGCTATGCATATAGGACATAAAGACGCTGTAGAGGAGATGGGTAGACTGTTCGAAAATGCTTACCCTGTTGAAGAATGAGTAGTCGTTTAACTGTACATGCTAGGCAGAAGATGTTAAAGCAGTCTCTTATGGCTGCCGTAACACCCGAGGATATGCAGGACGTTATACTCATGTTGATTGAGCGGGCTAGGGGAGGGTCTATTGCGGCTGCGAAAGAGTTGCTAGACCGAACCTTGGGCAAACCAACCCAAGAGATCATAGTAGACCAACAAGAGAGCCGCAGTCCTACAGAGGTTCGCACAAAACTTGCTGCACTTCTTCTGGCTCATCCCGAACTTAAGAGTGTTCTTGATTCAGCGCATGGGGAGCGAGAGATAGAGGCTTTGCCGCAAAACGAATTTTCGGCTGAGATGAAAGTCAACCCCATTTCTGAGTCGCCTGAGAAGTATGAATATGACGAGTAACCCCACACATCAAATCAGGATTTGTACGGGCTGTGGCAGAGACACTCGTTCCAAAACAGAGATATGCCACAAGTGCAGAATCAAGGGAAGTAACACTAAGGTTGGTGCAAAGTTGCCAGCAGAAGATGACCAACACCCCATCTTTGACGACTACTCTGAGGAATCTAAGCCATAATGTTGACAATTGGCGACACCTAATCCAAATGGATTAAGTCTGCCTTCCAACTGTTCTTGCCCATGCGTCCTGTGCGCCCCAATTGGCACTCTCCCATCAGGCACGCCCTGCCCCACTGTTGAACATCAAACCTGTTGGTGTAACTAGGTCTACTCTCAAATGCCATGTAGCCCACGTTAGCGTACCACCATGGCAACTTTACTCTTCCGGTTCGTTTGCATTGGGTAGGCGGGACTGGGCGATGAGTATGTCCTCGCACAATGAGTCTGTGAGCATGTCCCCCGCACGCCATGGCGAGTTGTATGCTTTCCAATTCGTCTGAGTTTGCGGATGCACTATAACCGTGGGCAAAAATGACTGCCCCAAGTTGATAACACCCCCGTATGCCGTGACGGTATGGGACGTGTTTCCAAAGTTTGAATTCATTCGCTACACCATCCATCTTTCTAGGGTTGCATAAATCGCGCAAACCTTTAGGTACTCTTCGTGGATCAGGACGCTGAACATTATCGTCATGATTTCCGTCTAATAAAACAAGTACACAATCCCTTGGCAGTGCCCCTCTGATGCGCCGAAGCATGTCAGCAGCAACGCAGTATTCTTCGTACAGCGTATAGCCCTCTGAATCATCAGAGTGGACACTCGCTGCGTCTGCATCAATAACATCCCCAAGGTGGACAAAATGAGTAAGTTTCCGACCTTTTATTTCCTCAAGCAAACGGTCGATTGCTCTCTCGCTTTGATGGGGTACGTGTGTGCAACTGATTGCACACCACTTTGCCCAACGTGCCATACTTATTTCTTATGTTTGGGCAAAGTCCACCAATTAGCCATGTGGCCAACCAATGCAATCCAGCCCACAACGCCCACCGCTGTTCCCGCAAAAAACAAGTTTCCTAAAAAATCTGCTAAAAACATAATCATTTCACCTTATATTCAGGGTTAAAATCTTTGTCCCCTACGTGTTTGAGGACTTTTACTACATCTACATTATCTAATTCTGCTGGTCCTGTGTTACGGATAAAATTACCGCGCAACTCTAGTCGTTTTGTAATATCTTTACGCCCGAACCAGCGACCAAGAACGATGCCAAGTAAAGCCAGCCCGAGCAATCCCACGACAATTGATACCCAGGGCACGATGGACGCAAGAATCATTTCAGCAACAGGAGGAGTCAGTGCCAATAGCACGCCTATTATTAAAAGTTTTGCACCACCACGCAAGAATACCAAGTTGACGATTCCTGCAAGAAGGGCCAAGAAACCAGCAAACATAATTGGCCACCAAAGGTTCGTGCTATCCACCGCCGTAGCAACTATGTCCATTGCTTCTTTTGTGGTCGCTTTTGGCGAGAAGATTGGTCGAAGGGCGGAGCATCCCATTAAACAGCACGCAGTTGCTCCAATCCCTGTAATTACTTTATATCTGTTCCAAAATAACATTAGATATACCTTAACAGTAGTGTCACACTAATGGCGGTGAGTGAGCCGATGAATGCTGCTTTTGTTTGCAAAACCCACATTCTACCCTCTATGTGGCGTAATCTTTTTTCAATATCTCGAAGTTCTTGATCAATTTTGTCTAGCCTGTGTAAAACTAACTTAGCGTCCTCTGACCATCCATTTTTTTCACTCATAGCCCAAACTCCTGTAACACGCTGTACTGGGCAGTGCCCTGGTCAAGTTTGTCGTTTAGCCATGATGGGTCACCACGCTTGCCTAGCTTGTGCAAGATGTGCAGCACTACATGCCTTTCGCCTTCACGAAAAGCAGTTTCATGAGAATCACTAGGAACATGACTACTGCTACCAACGTGGAACTCAGACATAAGATCAGCCAACACGCGCAAACCTTCCGCACTTGCAAAGACGGTTTCATAGTCACTACCTTTTTTCCGAACTACATCGTTTTCTTTATTAGAACTGTCCACCGATTAGACCTCCCAAATCAGCCGCAGCAGCCGCGCCGTCTTTCGCCGCACTAGCAGCCGATTGTGCTTGTTCCATCTGCATTGCTTGTTGCTGTTGCTGCTGTTGTTGCTCACGTGCTTGTTTAACTTCTCTCTCCGATTTGAGGAATGTCGGATCTACGTTGTTCTGTGACATGAGGGAACGAAACACTGCATCTACATCAAGATTCTGCATGACCGAGGGGTCGATTTGCAACAGAACTTGTGACGCACTCATGGCAGTCATAAATGCTTGGGATATACTAGCGCGGCGCGTAACTGCCATGGGGCTTATGTAATTTATTTTATAGGGGGTGCCCGACAAACTATCCGGAGCCGGTAACAACAAACCCTTATCCCTCATCCATTTGAATGTACGTGTAATTAGTGGGTTGAGCCATTCCGCGTACAGTCGGGACAAAACCGGAGATATGACCATCAAGCCTTGTTGTCGTCTTTCAATAATCTCCGTAGCAGTCATGCGGTCATTCTGTGGCAAACTCAGTCGGTCTGCAAAAAATGCCTTGTCAATCTTGGCCTCCTCCCTGTCCATGAGTTCGTGACCTATATCTGGACGCGAACCACTTTGGAACGGTTGAGGATACTCTCTGGTTCCCTGTCTAACGTACATGATTGAGCCAGGCGCCGTTCTAATAGGACCTTCCATAGTTCCAGCGCCTACAATTACAGGAGGGCGCACAGCCAGTTCAGAGGCTTCTAGGATGGTCTTAGCCATAGCGTTAACCACCCGTATAGTGGGCAACACTTCCATCGCAGGAGAGCGTCCATAATCTTCTTCTGCCGCCTTGCTCCACCTTGAGATGATATAGGGGTTCTCGTCAAACCCACCTTCGCTTATTAGGTGCTTTTGCTCCAACTCTAGATAACATGAACCCCACGCCTTGTTGGTCTTATCTTGCTTGCCATATTCCCTGTCGAGCCGAATATAAACGTGGTGCAAAACCTTAACTTCCTTGTCTTGCTTTTCAGGGTCATCAGCCATCTTTTGCACACGTTCGCTCACATTCTCTTTGCCAAACTCTTGTATCACTTCCCAGACAGGCATTAGAAATTCGCGGTACACATCTGTAAGCGATCCAGAGTCGTCTGTTTTGATATAAATGCTACTCAAGTCTCTTGCTTGATACTTTAGCATTCCATCCTTCTCGGTAACAAGAGTCACGCCCGTGCCAAAAGAAACTAAATCCAAGGCATTTTCATGTGCAGACACGGAGAAGCGGGTTTTGGTGTTGTCGAAATACGACAGCATGCGGTTAGTGGTGTCGTATAGCCACTCTTTGACCTCATGCATCTTGTTCAACTGTTCGTTTTCTGTCGTCAACTCAAACCAACGAATGCCAGTATTGAACAGCATCCCCTCTAGGGCTGCTGCTAACTGAACGGCTGCTTCTGGTGCTGCTGTATTGTATATCTTGCCGCGCCTTCTAGCACCACTTGTAGTAGTCTTAGTGTAGAAGTTGCGAGTAGGCAAAACAAAGTCAGCCACATCCTGCCAGTGGTTGTCCCAGTTGGAACGATTTGCCTTGGCTTCATTGAACGACTTAATAATACTTTCAGGTTTAAGAGCCATTACTTGCCCCTTTTTTACGATTTGTGCTTCGAGAAACTACGCGAAGATTCTTCTTCCCGCTGCCCCCACCCTTGCTAAGCGGTGTCTTATGATCGACCTCCTTGCCATCGCCTTGTTTCAAACCAAGCAAAGAACGTGCCTTGTTACGGGCAGCCCTACGTCTAATTTGTGCCGGCGTACCATGGAAATCACGATATTCCTTTTTGTAGTCTCTTGGCATCTTATTCACCCAACGTTGCGCTTGCGCCGCCGCCTTCGCCTGTACCACCTATTCCGCCGCCTAAAATGGTTGAAGTCCGTCCACCACGGGCAAACCTTCTCCGCCTTTTAGCCGCTTCGCTCATCGCTTCGCCTGCGCCTTTTCGGGCAACTGTTGCCCGAATAACGGGCGGTGGTGGTGCCGGCGGTGGCGGCAGTAATGTCGGTATTTGTGGTTGACCACCTCCAAAGAATCCACCTACCATATCTAGTATTCCACCCATAACTATTCTCCTAATAATCTTGCAGAGGACTATAATCGTCGTAATTTACACTACTCTGCCTAGTAGTAAACTCGTCTACGTAATTCGTAGCACATCTCAACATCATTACCGCATAACGTGTAGCGGACTCTATATCATCTTTAATTGGGTTAATTTTACCATCTTTTCTGTGTAACATTCGTTTTTCTTCAAACCACTCTGAAAGATGGTTAAATACCTTAAAACGCCCTGTGCGCATCCGTTCCAGTATCTCCAAGGTAATTGGCTCCCTTGACTGTCCACCACCCTTTGCATCGTCGTATCTCGCAGAGAAGCCCAGCATATTTACACCGCGTGCCAGATATTGGTCTTTTAGGGCGACCCCACCCCCTTTGTCTCTTATCATACCATCGTGAGGCCATGCGACTGGAATCCACTTTCCACGGCTCATTATTGCCTGAGAGTGGTAGGCCGCCGTTTGGCCTCGCTCTTTATAGCAGTCATAAACATAAACAATATCAGCGTCAGCGTCATGGGCGACCCAGCATGCAGCCGCAGGGTGGTCTATGCCAAAGTCAATCCCACAAATCCTCCTGTAGTGTTCTGGTATGTCAAAAGGTTCGCACATCAGCATTTCATCAGGAACATTGTAAACATTGCCCGTGCCCATCATGGGGACACCCTTTGCTCTTGTATCCCGTTCGTGTTCTGGATAACTACCTAGAAGGTCTGCCTTTGCGGCAGCATCCAGATGAGGGGCATCATCCCAAGTGACATTCTTGAAGTAGACCCCACGCCCTCCCTTTGTAAAATGCTCAACTATGTCCGACATGCCAAACAAGGGGGTTCTTGTAAACAAGACTAAGCCATTCTTGTCAAGAGTTCGAGTAAGCGATTCTGTATAAATCTCGTAGTCTTTTGGCTCTTCGTCTAGCCAAACACCGTCACGCGCAACGCCTTGAAACTTTACTGGCCCTTGTTCGTATGACTTAAAAGTACACATAGAAGTACCACCAGATACATGCTTAATACGCAAAGTGTCCATAACATTAGCCACACCACATTGCCTCCATCCATAATCTTGTATACAACCAGATGGTATCCAGCCCCTGCCGTCTGGCGCCTTCTCGCCCTCGCGCATGTTTCCCACTAAGGCCAATTGCAGAATGTCTCGACAGAGCTCGTTAGTAGGAGCCGCAACAATCCAGTCAGTAGGCCGAGTAAACTGTCTACCCTTCCACCACTTGGGATATAGTCCTGTGAGATGGATGGCTACTTCAGCCGCTGCTGTTCGTGTTTTACCCACACGATTTCCTGCAATAATAGCGCGTTCACGATGGGTAGAACCCTTGTCATGAAACTCTTCTTGCCACACATAAGGCCCACCCACAAGCCCATTCTCATAGGTATCACTATATACCTCAATGAGCTGGTTCTCCATCGTAGAGACATCTAACTCTTGCAACAGATCTAATAATTGTTCTACTTTATCCACAGCCAGTACCATCCAAATCTCCGATATTATCAGAATATAAATCTGTCGGTGACCAAGAAAAAAACGAAAACTCAGTAAACGTCGCTAGTAGCCCAACTGAATAAGAAGTTTCTGCTTCCGCAAAGAATGAAAAGCAAGGAACCACCCTAAGTCGTTTATTAGGATTCGAGGACCATAAACTTAAGTGGTCTACATTGTAATAGTGATGGTTGTTAGGCGCAATCGCTCCAGCCGTATGCTTACTTAGGCTAACAAAAGAATAAACATCCCCAAATACATAAGGTACAAACTCATGCAAACTCCAATACTCATTATGCCTTTCTTTGAACACCTCCCAGTCACTAATAGTAGGTCTGTCGTTATCTGGGTTCCATTCTTTGGATAAATCTTCTGGCTGTGCTAAATACTTTACCGTCTCATCTCTCCATTTCTCACCATACGAAGAAGGTGTTGGGTATACAGTGTGTTTTCCCCAGTCGACACCAAAGTATCTAGCGGTTCTAGCCACAGGGTTACTTGTTACTTTTATGTATGGTTGCATACTCGCCGACCGCGCATCATCACTCCAATAGTATGTCCAAACATTGGGGTCGTCTAGTTCTTTTACATAAAGCATAATACGCAACTCGTTATCCCTGTTTTTGATTGCGTCTAGGTATAAATAGGTAATGTCATATTCGTATATTTTTCCAGCGCCCTCTAGCGATTTTCCTTTGAGTTCCAAAGGCATGCAATGGATTTCATAATCTATATCGTTTATCGCTCCCCCGCCACTGTTCCATGGCTCACCATCTCTAGCGTTATTCCATGTGGCCTGAATCCCTAAGTAGTCTTGCTTTAACCTTCCAATAATAGCAGTTCTGGTGTTAGAGTCGTTATTTGCATTTCTCTTATACAGACACAAGGTGGCCTTGACCACTTTGCTTGGATTCGTTTCAAGTGAACTGACATCTTGTTTCATCAGTATATTTTTTTGAACACTAGAATCGACGCTTATTTTTAGTAGAGTACTAGAGCTATAATTGTTTGTGGGGTTATTCGATTCTATATAGGTTGTGTTTGCAATCTTCAATTCTTCTTCTTCCGCAACCGCATCATGTTTTGTCCATGTTTGAAGTAGAAACTTACGAGGTCTGCCGGCGAGGAGCCATGAGTCCGAAGTTGGCAAGGGTGGAATGTCTCGCACCTCTTCCCATGCAACCGAACCGCCCTCTTGGCAAGCAATACAATGCCTGTCCAAGACTAAGGTTGGATCTGGTAGGTCGGCTAGGTTGCGCCACTCTACGGTTGACCCATCATCATTAACAGATAAATACTTGGGCGTAGCAGGCAGCGCGGGCGTATACGTGGGTGAATTTTCCCAATCCATAGAACCATCTTGTTGGACGCGCATTATGTCATCTGCCGTAGAAGCAGTAGGTAAAGTGAATGCATTTTTCCATCCAACTGTTTCTGTGTCAACGCAATAAAACAGTTTATCTTCGTCTGAATCTGCTATTGGCGGGGCGATATTCCCACTTTTGCTAAACCGGGATTGTGTATACAGATGGTGGGCTGCCTCTTTATCGTTCAGGGGTGTACCAAGATTCTGTATTCTTGCTCCATCTGCATCAAATACCTCTTCTGTTGCAACCAAAGACTCTTGACACCCGATTGCTACCCTATTTATACCTCTTTCAACAGATATGCCGCCCACGCCTGCCTCAACTACTTCTGGTTGGGTTTTTGGTGTCACCCGTACAAAGGTGTAATCTCTCCCAGAACGGGTTCTCCCAATCCACTGCACCGTAGTTATTTCTGTACTTGGGAATCCCAAGGATGGTATTGTGTAATGTTCATTCAAAAAGCACTTTTCGTCACCTTCATATACTACAAGATGTTCTTCTTTTTCTACCGACATAAAGACATTAAACAGTTGCGTTGAACCGTCGCCAGTAATTGTTATTTTTCTGTCTGTTTTAAGTATAGGCATAATTAGTCCAAAAATGCTATCCAATTTATCTTGACAGAGTAACTCGATAGAGGAAGATTGTATCTGTCTACTGGATTCACAGATGCGGAAATTTCATCTTTTAACCCTACATTTACGTTCATGTAAATTGCTCGCCCGTTTATGTGGGTATCTGTAATGCCGCCAGAAGTAGTATTGTAGTCATCGACCTGTGCTATCCAATGCACAGTATAAGTGTCGTCCAGAGCGTCAGTATATCTAGGATTATGTACCTGAATCATAACCCTGTCAGGCGGCACATCATTATCGTCATCATCCGTCATGTTGTGGGCTATTGAGAAGGTGGGACAGGTTATCTTAGCATCGGTGGCACCCTCCCCCCCCGTATGAAAATCTGCACCATCTACATATTCAGGGATATTCACACTTATAAAATGTGAACCGTATGTAATCTTAGGACCCTTCTCATATGATGGTTGTTCCCCTGTTGTATACCAAAGGCGGGTACTGTAATCATACGTGTCACTTAAACCTGACACTGGAAGTTCTCTTGGAACAGAGCGCCACTCTAAAGGAAGCGGTCGCATTCTTGATAATACGTCGTCGTCATCTCCATCTAGTTCTAATGGCACTTCATACACTATTTTCCACTCTAATTCACCCAGTCCGTCTGTGTGCATATAAAGACCAGAACCATCGTTTGGAGCAGGAGGAATCCAGTTTACCCCGCTCCAGTCATACGCCCCGCCGCCCTCGTCTACCAAGGCGTTTCGGTCAACACCATATTTTGGAGGTGTTTCGTTCGCAGTCCCCCACCCAACTGTGGGAGTAGCGGGATGGAAGGTTACAGGTTGCAAAAACCTCCCTGCTGCCTGTGCTGCTGTGTCTGGTATTTCTAGCCCCGTAGTGTCATCTTTTAGTATGTCTACTTCTGTGTGTCTAGCAGCATCGTTCCAACGAACAGGCTGCCCGACATCTAATATGACTCTATCTTGGGCATCATACGTTTCTGGATTACCGCCCTCTCGCTTTAGTGTCTTTGAGAGTGCCATGGTTATTTTATCCACAGTCTTTTCAAAATTGGTGGTATCCATCGTTTGGAAGGTATCAGACAAATCAAAATCTTGCGTTAAATCTTCTTCCCTTGTTATCTCAATAACCGCAGTAGGGGAATCTCCAATCCAGATGACCCACCCTCCCTCTGCATAATGATCCGTAAGAACATCTCCAGTATGCCCTGTCGCTCTAGCGTTAATTGTGTAGTCTACGTCTAAGGTTTGTTTGTACCACCCTTCATCTATTTCTACAAGGACAAATACAGATGCAAGGGAGGTAAAGCCAAAGGGTATTGAGTAGACGGCATTCTCAGTACCATCACCTTGATACTTGATTCTATGTTTTTCGCTTGGTACGCTCATTCGTCAAAATACCACATTAAGTGTATGTAGGCTTGATATGAAGGGCTGACTGGCGACATGGCGATATTGTTGGCCCCGTATTGCGATGAGTCGGTAGTGCCAGGATTAACGTATCGAAGATAATAAGCGTAAGAGTTTAACATGTGCGCGGCGCTGACCAAAACATTATCCTCATCAACACTGATAATACTCACGGAAACCGGGAGGTGCATCTGCTCCCCGTGCGCCCCATGCTCTTTGTACAACAGCCCTCTTGGCGACCCAATTTGATAACTGTAGTTGTAGTAGTTTCTTGTACCCAACGGAAGGCCCCTTGAACCTATTAACCAATGCTCTATGTTGCACCCAAGAAACTGAGGTACTTCTGAAAAGGGGTTTTGTATAGAGGTGTCGTGGATTGGGTACTGGACGGCTCCTATTTCTACCCCATCATCGACAGAAATAGAGGGGGTCAGCGCAAAATTTACATAATGCTTAGTGGTGAGCATACGACCCTTCCATTGATACCTTGTATTATCTTCCTTCTTCTGTAAAAACTGACCACGACTCTTGCCAAGTGGGACAGGAAGTTGACCACCGTTGCGCCACTTTGAATAAATGGTAGGACCTATTGGATCAGTGTCTCTACTTAAAAGCCTGCCGTACTGTTGGTTGTCCGTAGGGACTTCATCTACGGGCGTCCATGTTGGTACGCCTTCTACATCCTTAAGTAATTGTTGTTCATCGTTATTAGCGATTGGAATAACACCAAACGTCTCCCATCCACCTTCTGTTAGGTACTTGCCCTCTTGCCCTTTGGGGTCTGGCGCCCCACTTACATCTTCCCACGTAGGGGGAGCGGGCGCCATATCAGTTTTGAGATACTTTCCAACATCGTTTGGATCAGAAATGAAGAATGTGTTCGTTCCAGAGGTATCGCTCAGCTTAGCATCCACATCTTCTTTTGAAATCATATATGCGGTAGCAATCTCTTCATCGGGGTTGGGAATCATATTACATATACTCTCACCGCCCGCGTCAAAGTGTAACGGCTGCAAAGGGTCTACTGGTAGTTGCTGCTGACTACGCAAACACATATCGTCTAACCCCTTCTCAATGCTCTTTGGCTCTGTTGCTTTGTACCTATTTGGCTGGTCATATTTTACGTGTCTCTGAATACGCATATCCTCAGATGGTGCCATCCCTATCCATATGATTTTGTCCCCCAACAGCCTATAATCGAGGCCTATACGCCTTCTGGTATACACACTGTCGACAATTGTCCACACTATGAGTTCAGTTGCGTCAGAAATCGCGAAAGAAATATCGAACTCCTCGTCCTCTGTTGGAGTAACACCAGAGCGGTCTAGATTGATAATGTATTGGGTATTAGTGACGCTCATTTTACCTCGGTATCATATTCTCAATGTATTGTTCTTTTTGCATCTTCTCATGTTGCCGGATAATATCCTGTATCATTTCTATGTATACGGTGGGTAGACCAAACAGTGCGCCAGAAGATTTGGCGAACGCAAGCCATGTCATCGCACCACCTTCGCCCCTTGACAGAGCGCCGCTTGTTCGCATGGCCGTTTCGATGGTATCCGTTAACGGCGTTAGCCCCGGTCTATACCCTTCAAAGCCTAGCAACGGTTTTACTATGTCAGTAAGTATGCCACCGCCTATGGTCATTCCTGTCGCCTGTGAAATAACATCGGAAACCATTTCTTTTACATATTCGGTCATCTCTTCTTGTTCTGGTTGAACAAGCCCCCTACCTACCGCTAATCCTATCCCTCCCCTTATTCCTGTCTTAATTACCTTTCGTAAAATCGCCACAAAACCAGAACCAACAATTGTTTGTTCAACCATTTTCCGTAGGTGCATTTCTGCTTCTTTGACGTTTCCTGCCCTGTATGCCCTTCGTGCGCGTGTTATGGCTATACGCTGCATAGCAGTCAATTTCCCAGTATATCCACGAAACATAGTAAAGGCAGACACTGCCGGCTCTTGCTTTGCTCTGTTTAGCAGGGCGGGCTGCATGGACGCTTCGTAGGTAGGTTGAGTTTCCACTACTACATCCTCAAAAGTTCTTCTAACCATCTCTCTGAATAGGGGCGAGTTGTGATTCACCTCCATTCCTTTAGACCTAAAAATGTCCTCTACTTTTAATTCGGCAGCCCTGTAGATTCGCAGAATTGCATGGCGATCTGCCAGAGTAATCATACTGAGCCACTTGCTGCCTTTGCCTTGCCGTTTGCCCGCTATTGTAATACTGCCATGTTTTGTTTGTATACCTTCGCCAGCCATAAGCATATACGAGTTGGCAATCTGGAAGCGTTCCCAAGCAAGACCACTGCCACCTGGACCGAGCATCCTTTCTAAACATGCCTGTCTACTTGCCCTGCCCCATTTCCACAATCCCAATTCACGGTTTGCCTGCAACATGAACCTTTGCCCTTTTGCGCCCATATACGAGGCAGCAGCAATCTCTGATATAGGCTGGTATGCAGGAATAGTTATCTTGCCCCACAGAACCGCATTGACCACATTGTTTCTTCCCTTGCTAATCCAATTTCCCAAATCTGAACGATTTCTCACGACAGCAGACGCTTGTTCGATGATTGGCTTGTAGTAGTTTTCTACCAATCCGCCCGCAATAGCACCTGTTGGCCCCTTCTGGCTCGTTGCAGCAAGGAAGTCAGGACTAGTGGCTATGTCCATTGCCCTCTTGAGAGCGGGCTGAAGATTAGTTAATGTGGTTGTGGCTCTTAGGTAACGAGTAGTTGCGATAATGCCGTCACCGATATTTATAGATTGTGTGTGTTTTTCTACACGCGCCTTGCCAGCAGACATGTCTACATTATGCAAAACGGCTTCACTTATCCCAGTGAACTCACTCAAACTGCCAAGGATGCCATCCACACTTTTTGGTGCAACCTCAACATCTTTTTTGCCCCTGCGAACAGATCTCATAACATAAGTACCGGGCTGAATCATGTCGTATCCGTAGTATTCAATACCCCATGCACGCAATGGTTTGACAATTGTTGGGTGGTTAATTATTTCAACGAGAATTTCTGCAATTTTGGCTTCCCTTGCAAACTCTCTGCCAACATGTTCCATCAGAGCGGAGTGTTGTTCCTCGCCCCATTCTTTTTCCTTGACATGCCCTTTTTCGCCCTCCACTTCAAAGTTAAGTTTATTCTTCCCGCTCAAAAACTTGCTTAGGGTAGAAGCATCTTTGATTTGCATTAAATAACCAATCAATTGTGCGCGTGTAATTGTTCCCGCGCCATTAACCTCGATGACATTCTTTCCGCTCTTGCGACCCTTCTTGTTCGCATCGGACACTTCAAACAAATCTTCAGGTTTCAAATCGTTGGCTTTTAACGTGGCTTCCCATAATCTGTGAGCATTTGCTAGTGCCATGGAAGCATTACTCTGTCCGTTTATGACATCCTTAACCATCACATCGTGAGCAATGGTGCTGTTGCTGCCTGTAATATATTCAATAGCGTCTGTTAATCGTGCGTTTGCTTCAATTCCCCAAGAGAATGTTTTGCTTATACCAATTAGGTCTTTAGCCCACGGTGCAATATCAGTCACGTTCCCAAGAGCGTCTACTGTAACATCATGTTTCGACAAGTTCCACGTTGCCTGCGTATCAGCGTTTGTCTCCGCAATTATGCGCTCCTTTTCGTATCTTTTCCTTTCTTTTTGCGCCTTTCTTTTTGCGCTGTTTTGTTTTTTAATACCAGAGGCAAACTGTTCCAAGAACGCTACCTGTCTCCCTGTTAGGGCATCAACCCCACCTTTGGTCTGAGACAACGTTCTTACCAGTTCGGCTACAGGGCGCACGTGTTCGCCGCGCATTTCGACATAGGCATCTAGCGCTTCATCAATGGTCTTGCCTTTTTCTTGCCCTATTTTCTCTGCGTGTTTTGGATCAACTTCCCGAATAATTGCAGTCAAAACATCATCTAGTACAGGGTCAATTTCTGCCTTCTTGCCACGGACGCGCAACGCCTTCTTAAGTTTCTTTGTTGCCTCTTTGTGGTATTCGGCGCGTACCGTTTGAACGGCATCTTTGATTGCTTTTCTTAAAGCCGCATCTGTCTTAAACTCGCCTACCTTTGCGAAGATCGCGTTTTTAACATTTCTGCTTAAACCCGTACCCGCAAAAACTTCGCGGAAGGCTTTCATTCGCGCTTTTGCTTCTGCTTTCTTATCGCGTTTCTCGCCCTTAACGCGCTCGGCTTCAGACTTTATGAGTCTGTCTATTATTTTTTCTGCTTTGGCGCGGGTAACGCTCTCCGCCTTTTCTGCTGCGTCCCGCGCTTGGGCTTGCTCCCTTGTTTCATATTCTGCAATTATCTCTTCTTTGGTTGTTTTTTCTAGTTTCCCTTCTACAACGGCATCCAGTGTTTTTTTGAGTACTTGCCTTACAGTGGAAAGTTTAACAGGCTCTTTGGATTTTTTAAGGGCACTTCGTATCTTGCCGAGCAATGCCTTTTCCGACATTCCTTCCGGAAGATTCAACTTCTCTCGCAACTGCTCTATGAGTTTGCTTCGTTTGGCAGTGTCTTTGCCACTTGTTTTGACTTCCCTATATGACACAGGGAAAAATCCTGATATCTTGCCTTCTGTGTTAACAAACTTACCCAGTGCCTCCATTGCCTCATCAATATTTTTTGCAACTATTTTGCGTACTGCTTTTCCTTTAGAGTCTACCCCGTCAAAAATAAAAGTTTTTTCACCTGCCTTGGCTTTTCTTCCATCCAGAAGATTCAGCAACTCTTCAGCACCCAATTCTTTGCCTTCTACCTCTACCTTTATTTCTACATCACCCTCTAATTTGCCTTCCCTTCTTTGCGCCTCTACTTGTGATGCCATTTCTCTAATGAGATCAGATACTATTTCTTTTCTGCGGGTTGCCTCTGGCGTTGATTTGCCTGCCGCTTCAATCTCCGCCATTTCTTCTCTTAATGCCCGAAGGGTATCCGTGGCTTTATGCCCAACCAGTTCGACCGCGACCATTTGTTTAGTTATCTTAAACTTTTCGGCTGCGTCCATTGCAGCAACAACCTCTTTAGGAAGTGTATCTTTGATTTTATCTCTGGTTGCTTCTAGGGATTCTCGGAAGAGTCGGTCGTATTTATCTTCTATCGTCTCATGTTTTTGCTTTTCCTTTGCAGCCTTAACTTCTTCGGCTGTTACAGCAGTAGCATCACGCCCTGAAACCGCTTCGCCCGCAATATCGTTTACCACTTCACTAAACTTACGTAACACCTCAAAACGTTCGCCACTGGACAATTCTGCCAAAGGTTCGCCTATACTTGTTACTTCTGATTCCACGGTTTCTTTGCCGCTTTTCTTTGCTGCGGCTTGTTTTAGCAGTGATTCGGCTACTTGTTCCAACAGCATATTGCCACCAGACGATTCTTTAATTCTTAACGCCAAAGCCTCTAAACCACGTACATCGCTTTTGCCCATAAGGTCGGATATGCGATGTGTGAGGTTTTTCATAGAAGAACCCGCCTTGCCTGCCATCTCTAGTTCGCGGTAGAAATCTTTTACGGCTATGTTACTTTTTATCCCAAATGGCGCCCCCACAGCTTTGGTTGCAGCGGGAAGCATGGCAATCGTAAGCCCTTCCCAAGCCCCAGACTGTAAGGTTGCGTAGAAGTTTTCCCACGTATTCTCGAAAGCATCGAATCTCTTCCCCCCAACATAATCTTGAAGCATGCTATTCATGCCCTGTTCCGCGGTTCTCAATGTGGCGGCTGTAACCGTAACTCCCATGATTTGCCCTAATGTATGAGTCGCAGGACGTATACGTCCCGTAGCAATAAGTTTATTCAACTTTATCGTTTGGTTAAAATCAAAGCCCCTAATTGCCTTGTCCGCCTGCTGCTGTATCTTTTTTATGGGAGCATGTGCCCTGCTAAATATCAGGTTCGACACAAGATAGTTTAGGCCAGCAGCAGTAAACGCTTGCGTCTTGTTGCCTGTTTCGTCATATACCGCCTTGCCTTTTTCATTTGCGTGCATTGCAAGGAGGCCTTGAATGCCCATTGCTCCTGCCCTAGTAGCACCAACAGCCACAAACTGTCCGACACCTATGGCAAGTTCTAGCGACCCTCGCCATAATGTCCTGAGTAAGCCAATCTCTCCCGTCATGCGCTGCCTTGCCCTGTTAGCCGTATCTTCCCATTCATCTACAACCTCATGAAGTACGGTGGGTTTATGGCTGAAATGTTCGTCATATAATTTTCTAAACGCGTCTCTCTCTTCGCCAGTGCTTACAAGTCCTTTTGATGGGGTTATTGTGTGTGCAAGCATTTCGCGCATTGACCATTGCGCACCCTCAATCGCGACTTCCCCAACCTTGCCAAAACTCACTTCCATATCTGCCCATGCAGCCGTTGCGATGTCCCTTGTATCAGTCAATATGTTTCCGCGCGGATTAGCCATTGCCTTGCGCTGTATCTCTTCAATCTTCTCTGCACCCATTTGGGATATAAGAGCGAGTCTTGCGTCTTTATCCTGCAAGTTTCTGCCATATCTAGGATTTTGCAACAACTGCAACCGCAACTGTTCACGCAGCGGGTCAGAGATGCCCCGTGCTGCTAGTTTTTCTAGAGTTCTTTCAATCACGGAGTTGTTCCTGTATTTACAGGGTCAGATAACACGGTATATCCTAACCTTTCCGCATCGTCTAAAATCTCAAGTATTATTTCGTCAATAGATGCGTTGATTCCCAAGCGCATAGCCGCGTCTGCGCCCAACAAATCGACCGCAGCGGCTAAACTTATTTTTTGCCCGCTCCCTGTCGCGTATTTATTGATGCCGTAATTATTGAAGGACTGATTGATTTTTGTGATCGTCTCAATCTCACCCTGCAAGTGTGTGTGGTCAAGTTTTTGTTCAGCAATATCCTCAAATCGTTTCCACTCCATGTCGATCGAAACAACACCATTGCTTTCCCGTAGTATACCGTTTTGGTCTGGTATCTGAATTGGCGACAAGCCGCCTAGAACACCCGTGTTTGGGTTTACGTCTATGTTAAACGCCATGTATCCAAACACACCCCCCGATTGTTCTTTCGCTAATGGGATAATAAGGGTTCTCTTGCCCTCTTGCACTTCGTCTGAGACTATGTAGTTTTGCAAATCCATGACAGCATTTTGATATACGTTGCGTACGTCCATCATAGTTGCATTTAGTAAATGTAAATGTATATAGATTTTTGTGTCGTCGTCTGTGTTAGCCCCGGCATACACGCCCCTGCCTGTAAGTTGCGGCGAGTATACCCGAGAGACGTATTCATCTGCCGAAACTGTTTGCTTGAAGAAGTTATCTAAGGCTGACATTTCAAGGTCAGACACTTTCCCCGAAACCGTATCTAGGTTCACCCTGCCAAAGTCACCTACAGGCACCGACACAACGTCATTGTGAATCTTCATGGACTCTAGCGCGGTGGATAGCGCTTCATTTAAGTTTCCCTTCATTACTGTCGGGTCTTGGTTTTTTAAGTTATTTACATCTACTTTGCCCTCTAATGCAGCAGCAAGGTGAAACGCTAATCGTGGTCCAATTTGGTTTATATCTGCACTGCGGAAAATCTTTTTGTCACCGCTGCCTTCTAGCAAACCCTCTCTTAGTGTCTCTCGCAAATCCCCCACTATGCCAGAAAACGCGCTACTCCTCACTGTGTCAAGTGTTCCCGACATCATGTCTGACACGAATGAAAAAGCATCAGCTACGCTCTGTATTCCTCCTTTTGTACTTAGTTTTTTATGCAAGGAAAACAGCGTTAATTCGTCTGGGGCGGCGGTCATTGCCAATTGTGCCAAGAATCCCAAAGGCGTGTCTGAGCCACCCAAATCCAACTTGGATATATTTCCACCCGCCCTGTGGATTGTTCTTACAGAATTAAAGATATTATGCGGTTCCCCGTTGTTCAGCCATATTCCGTAGTATTTTTTTTCCAGCCCTGTCGATTGTCCTGCTATTGCATACGCCTCTATTGCGGCCATTTGTTCGGCCAAACTGCCCAACGCGTTTATTTGGTCTTTACGCTCTTGCTGCAAAGACGGTGAAACGGAAATGTGGGGTTTTATAGATCCCTTTGTACCTATAGTGGCCAACTCATCTTTAACAATCAGTTCTGCTTCTGTATCCCCACTCTCTAGCGCTGCGTCCAATGCTTTTTTTGCTTTACCTTGCTCATCCGATATAACGTTAAACGTTTTGTACACTTGTAGAATCCGCTCAGTTTTTTCTCTAGCACCTGAACTTACACCCAGATGTGCTAGATGGTTCTCTAATGGCTCCCCTAATATCTTGTCTAATATATTAGCGTCTGACATTCTGTCAGAAACAATGTCGGTTCTACCCAAAAGTTCATTAATCTGGGCTATAGCAGCGGCAGGGTTAAAGGCGTTATCGTCCAACATCCGGCTAAAATCAGCACTCAAATCTTCTGCGGCGGCTACAAACCCTTTTTTCCTTTTTTCATATTCTTCATTGATATACTTTTTCCCATCGACACTAACGCCTTTTTCAAAGAAATAATCTTCTACCTCTTTTGCGATGGCATCCAATTCTTTTTGTGTCACGTTATCAGGCAGCTGCAAGTTTCCAAAATACCCTTTTGCCAATTTTATAGCATCTTTCTCCGCGTTGGTTCGTGTTCCGGTGCCGTTCTGCATTCGTAGGTTGTATAAGTTTTCCCACCCTGCGGCCAGTTCTGTAAGGTTCTGAGTTCGTGGAGCGCTTGCGAGTGCTAAAGCAATATTACCCCCCAACATACTAGCCGATTCTTCAATTCCCCTAGAAATCTCTCCTCTTATTTGCTGTTTTATTTTACCTATATCTACGAGAGAAGGATCTATTTTACCGCTTTCTATGAGTCCTCTAAGTGATTTACCTTTATTTATAAGTTCCTGACCTGTAAGACCCTTCATGACATCGAGTTCTCGGCCGACGAACTCTCCCACCAACGAGGCGATGACCTTTCTTTGTGCAAGAAACTTCTTGTCTGGTGTTGCGTACAGCGAACTGTTGCCTATAGCAGTGGAAAGTTCGCCCAAGTTTTTGAAAAACTGTATTGTGTTTCCTGTTTCGATGTAGTCGTCCATCATCTCAATGCTTTGGACCTTCCACGCTTCTTCTTGTTCTGTTTCTGCTCTCCTAAACGCAGATGCTTGTACAGCCATCCCTTTATCGACGGTATACTCACTTACAAATTCTTTGAGTTTATCTCGCACCATGGGCGCAAACCCACGGCTCGCCAGTTCCTCATCGTACTCTTTCATGTGGTGGTCGAAATACTCAACTGCGTTTTTTGCAGGCAACTTTTCCGCTTCAAGAGCAAGATTGTTAGCAAACTTCATAGCGTTCGTTTGTTCTTCGGTGTATTGCCTCTCTAAATCAACCAATATCAACTTGTCCGACCCAGCTTTTATGAGGCCGTACGTCTCTGACGCCGCCTCGCCAACGGCTGCGGCTGCTTGAGCGAAGTCTGGCAAGGTAGAGGCAGAACCTTGCGGCATACGTGGAGTACGCTGCTGTTCACCTTCTCCTTCGCCTAGTGTTTCAATTTGTACCATTATATATTCCCATCGCCGCCGCCACCAAAGAGGTCGCCCAGCATTCCAAATCCGCCCATCCTGTAGAAACCGTAACCCGCCCCAAACAAGTTTCCTGCTTGTCGCCACGCATTTGCCCCAAGTGTTGTTTCAGCAAGGAAGTCTTGTATATCAGCATTTACTAATCTATCGTAAGCAGCCAAGTCCCCCTTATACAAGGCTGCGTTCGCTTCTTGGTGGCCTGCTGCTAACACTTCTGCTTTGCGTTCTTGTATTATTTCTATTTGAGTTGCCATGACGTCCATAGGTGTCCCCGACATCTCTACGCCAGCCACTGCGTATTGAGGGGCTATCTTGCCTAAGAAACGTTCCCCCGCTCTTTCAATCTTTTGACCCTGACGTATCCCCTCTCCCCTTGCAGCCGCAGCGTTGTATCTTGCCCACTGGCGCTCTGTGGCTGCCCCTATGCGATTTTGCATCGCTTGGAGACGATATACTTCCGCAGACGCCTGAGCGCCCTGTGTCTGCGCCTGGCTTTTTGCGCCACTACTAAGCATGGACATGGCCATAGGAATGTACGGTATTGCTGCTGCCATTAAAAGACCCTCATCCAGTATTTATACATTGTTCCATCGTCCATTAAATCTTCTTCTATTTCTGTTTCTTTGAACCCAATCATTTTTATCATGCGTTCGCCTTGCTCAAAGTCAGTCCGCACAGGGGTTTGTATCCATTCGTATCCCATTTCATGTAACGCTTCCATGGCGCCCTTGAGCATTCTAACCGCTACCACTAAGTCCGACCCTTCCACTTCATCTGCGAAGAAAAGCCAGCCATGGCAACCATTGTTAGGTAGCGGGATAATGCCAAAGATAAATATAGTCACATTGTTACGCTGAATACTTACCGTATTGCATTCCGATTCTAAATAATCGGCCATCTCTTTACCATGTTCTTTGAAGCGGGCATATTCCATTATTTGCTTCTCCTGCGGAACAAAACCGTCAAAGTGTTTCGGCTTAAATGTGTATGCGTTAAAATTGGCCAATTTGAAACTCCGCAACTATGGAAAGCAAGTTTGTAGGCTGTAATCCGCTTTGCTCAAAACGGATGATTGTTTCCCTTTGAGCATTATCAGCAATGTTTATCTCAAACATTTTTGTATTTAGTTCTTCGCTCGTTGCAGTTGGATATGCAACAGAATATACCTGTTCTGGTGTTCCCATCTTACCGCCCAACGATCTATAAAGATTCGCCATTACCTTGTATACACGTTTCAGTTTGCCCCTTGTGTCGCCCTTGCTTGGGTCGATGATGAGTGGAAGGGTTTCCATAACAGAAGTATATTTTAGACCTATTGCAACCCTGCTCGATGCGTCTGCTGGAGCCATCGCTATCGCGCCTGCCGCGTCTACGGTGTAAGGTCCGTATTCTTCGCCGTCTCCTAACACATACACATTTTCCCCTGCCAAATGTAGCAATCCACTCCACCCATGCGCGGGCGATGCAGAGTACCCCTTTACACCACAATCTACATAAAATGCGTATTCATGGTCCTCATACGATTGTAGCCCTGTATCTAGCATCTCCACATAATATTTGCTTGTCCCGTCTACATCTCGTTTAACCAAGACCCACACGTTATCTATTTCATCGTCTAGTGTAACTCCAACTGACAGTACTTCCGCTTTTACTCCTGCTGCTGAGGGTGCTAGGGTGTGTTCTGCCCAGCCCATGACCTCCTCGGCCTTTTCGTACGACATGGTTAGCATTGAACCATCTTTGCGGACATACCATAAACGGTTTGACACCCCGCTTTGATATGCAGAATCAATAATGCCGTCTTTTGTTATATGCTCTGAGAGTAAGGTAATGTTTGGTGCTGTAAACCTGTCTTGCCCAAACTCGTAGGTTAGTTCTCTGATTACCCTAGCATCTCTCTGTGCAAACAGAACAGATGTCCCTGCTCGCAGGGGGTGAATCGTGCTAATAGAACCGTAGTAACTACTCTTTTGGAATCCTAAGTCTGTCGGTGTGAGGGCGGATTGTGGGTTTGTCCCCCTGCCTAGCCACTCACCGCCAGTGGTAAGCACAACAAGTCCTGCTGTATCTCCCTCTAAAAAGTTTATCTTGTTTACCAGAGAATCACTTAACGTAACTGTTATTGCGCTTTCATCTAAGACTACGCCCTCTCTCACAGTGGAGGGGCTGTAACAATTATATGCGCCTGTCCCTGATGACCAAAGTGTTTGAGGTTCTGTTTTAGATGATGCTGACCAGAGACGGTTTTGATAAAAACGCCCCGTCCGTGGGTATCCTTGTGTTTCTGACCAAGCGCCCAAGCGCCAATTGCGTGTTCGTGAGCCAGACATGTTTGGTGTTTCATCTTCTATGGTGACGGTACATGCAGACGCAGAGGTTATAGTCGCTATTCTCCCCCATCCTATGTGTGATGCTTTCTCGTAACGGGCAGTGCCGTCTATGTTCGCAGAAAGAAGGGGGTTATCATCTACCAGGTAAGGAAACCCGATGCCTTCTCCTGTGTCTGGGTGGTACAAATCAAACTTAGTTGAGGTTTCCGTTACTTCTGTAAAGTTCCTGCCTATATACACCGTATCGTTTAATTCTGGAATACCAAACGATACTTTCAGAAACTCAATCCGCTTGCCTTCTTCCCCCTCTTCACCAACAAGGCTATACATTTTAACTTCATTCTCATCTTCTCCTACCGTTATGGTGGCCGGAGGGTCCCAAAGCGGCGCATCAGGGTCAGTTGTATCCCAAGTTCCGGCTGTGAATGCTTCTATTGGGAATCCGAGTGCATCATCTTCAATGCGAATGAGCCGCCCCACGTCCTTTTGAGCATTAGCAGCAAGGGCTCCATCGTACTCTAGTACATCGACTGATAACCCTGCTCCATTTTCAAAGGAGAAGCCGCAACTGTCTCCTGCTCCCCCAGACCCCGCTTGCTTCAGGTATATATCTTCGTCCGAGTTCATCGGTAGGTAGGGACCGTCATTATACACACAAACTTCATAATCCCAACTTGTTGCTTCATCGTCATCTATGCTATTCCTACTCAGTTTCCGCATTTCGTGGTTTTCTGAGAAGATGTAAAGAATGTCTGCCGATTGTGCAAACTGCATATCAGGCAAATCTGCTTTAGTGAAGTTTAATGCGCTCTTAATGGTCGGGGCATCACCTTCTACTGGGTCAGTGAGTAGGATGGGGTCACCTGTTGTGGCATCAAGTCGGAAAAACCGAATGTACCCCTCGTCGTCCACTTCATTCACCCCAACCTCTAACACATACGACTGTTCTTGGTTGTACTGAAACTCAATTAGTCGTGGTGGCGGATCAATACTGGCGTCAGACCACACTTCCGCAACAAACATCGTTCCCGGTCTACGCTCAATACCACCATGTACTTGCGGCACGAAGTTTTCTAACTTGCGTACACCGTTCTGGTACTTCTTGAGGTCGGTTCTACCTAAAAGGCGAGGTGATATTTCCCCCGCCGTAAAATTAGTTGATACTTTTATTGCTTTAGGCATTAGGTTGGCGCCCCGCCTCCATCAAGAGGTGGGAAGTCTCGACTTGTACCCCCACCAAGACGCGCGTCGAGCCATTCCCCGCCCCTTAATGTTTCTAAATCGCTATGAGCCGTTGAATCTTCATACTTCGCTTCTGCAAGGGTAAGTTGGTATTTAGCCATCATCGCCCCTTCTAAGGCAACTTCGCCTGACACGGCAATCGCTATGTCTGCTGCGAGCCGTGTGGCTATGGCTTGTTTGAGGGTAACATCCATCATAGCAACATTCGTTATTTGATAAACGTACGTGATGTTCAATTCAGCCTCATCGGTGAGAATAAACAAAATAGGGTCAGTACCCGTTGGGGTTTCTGATTGGTTCCCTGCCTCTATTCGGTAATCGGTTGTATTGTTTTCTGTTTTGACCAACTTAATAAAGTCGGCCGGTAATGCGAAACGATACTTGTAGCCCCATGTAGGGGTAGTCGCATCTGCGGACAGGGAAGCCCGCATAGTGGCGCAGTTCCATTGGTGCGACCTAAGCACGGTATCGCGCACATCGGCAAGACGAGCATCTACAAGGTTAGCGCGGTTGTTGTCATCGTTCAGGGCGCTAATTGGCTGTTGCCCCAACATTATCAGAGCCATGTTTGCCAGATCTACTTCTGTTGTAGCACTTGCAGTCATAAGATTTTCCTCGTAATCATGGGGGATGAGCCGAAGCCCACCCCCACAATCACACAACCTAGAGTCTTTTAGTCAATAGTATACAGTACTTCAAAAGCACAGGTAAAGGCAGAACCGCCCGAAACAGTCGCAGTTTGTGTCAACGCGACATCGTAATGACCACCTGGGTTACTGGAAGCTCCAGCGTTTTCCCAAAGTTTGTCACCAGCCGTGTTGATGTCTGCCGCTTCAAAGCGGATTTCTGTACCCGCTACAGCAGATGAGGTATCTACCGCGGTGGCGTAGAAATCTTCATCAGAAGCGGTATCGCTATTCGTTGGATAAATCCCTGCATTTGGTGCAGAGGATGTACCCATTGCATCGTTCCAAAGTTTTATGCTCAAAACGCGGGCATTTGCAGGGAGACGGCACAGACGGATAATATCTCCATCTGCATCAAAATCAGCAGCAGCCACCTCGAAATTGTCCATGGCAATTCGAACGCGACCGCCCGAAAGACCAACGTCGTTGAATACAGTTGGTACTGCATCCAGATTTGTAACTAGATTTGATTTGGTAGTAGCCATATCTAAATCTCCTTAAAGAAGCCGAAGCCGCCATCATGGGGTCAGGTGATGACGTGTTGCTTCTGGTTCAAGTAAAACCCCAGTAAATTACGCTGTTATACCCGCAGTTGGGTCACAAGCGATTTCAACAACTTTTTCTTCTTCGAGACGAGTAGCACCCAAGCACATTGAGTAGTAAACGTATGTCGAGAAGGATTTATCGGCACGGGGTGCGATGCTAGACTTGACATCAGAACCGATGCCGAGTTCAAGACCACTCTTTGCCCATACCATGCACGCTTGGTCAGCACCACCAGAGATTAGTGTGTTCAATCGCTCTGAGTGGATGAACTTAAAGCCCATCCAGGTGTCGATTTCGCCACGAACAAGTGCTTTTACACTGTTGTAGTCGTAACTTCCAACTTCAGTGGTCTGAAGAAGGTTGTCAATCATTTGTGCGTTCACAGCACAGAACAGTTCTTCGTCTTGGGAAACCTCATTCGACAAAAGAACCTTTCGTGCTGCACGTAGTTTTGCAGTGTTCAAGCCAGCGTCGGAGGTTCCGGCACCATCTTGCACAGTGACTGCAATTTTTTGCCCTGCCGGCAAGGAGGTTGACGTGCTACCTGAAACGCCTGTGTAAGCAGTTCCATGAAGTGCATCGAAGATAACGTCATCCATTGCGCGACCCATAGCCCATGCCGCATTCTGCGCATAAGAACTAGTTGGGTCAATTAATAGACGAACCTTGTCTGCTTGATCAATCAAATCGCCCCATTCGTAATCGTCAAGGGTCAACGAACGTCTAAGGTGAGGGGTGTTAACGAGGGGTGAGTCACTGTGACGTGATGTACGCCGTTGGGCTTCCGTTGTTCCAACCTGTTCAGTGAACTTTTTCTTGCCATTAACCGAAGAGTCAACCATAACACAACCGCGTAAGCGACTGCCCTTTTGTTGAACCAGGTTCATGACATTGCTTTTATATTGTTCTACAAAAGCGGTAGTAATTTGTGAGGACATTGTATTCTCCAATAAAGTCCGTATACGAAAAAAAGCCAAATGACACCATGTCATCTGACGCATACGGGACTGCTACCCTATTGGACATTCCCTGCTCAATTCGCCCGCTTAGGCGGAAGGACTTACCTTCATCAAACAGGAATACCCTAACAGATACCTACCCTGCTATAGGGATAATACACTAACACGCCAATACATTGCAAGGAAAATGTAACAATTTTAATAATTTTTTTATTTCCTTGATCCAGAGTGTCGCCAATTGTCAACACTTTCCACACAAATAATATAAACTCAAGGCAATTCCCCCTATAGAAGAAACAAACTAAGTGAAGCAGAAGGTGTGGACAAAATGGCGACAAGGTAAATCAGGCTGGATAATGGACGGGGAAGGGGGTGTGGGGTGTTGTAATCCCTTTGGGGGCTCCCCCCCCCTCGAAATGTATCTCGAAGGTGTTGCGTATTGCCCCTTGCTTCCTGCGCAAGCTGTTAGGTATATGTTAGGTATTCCTGCGTTATTCGCGCATGATAGGTGTACCACCTAACAGAACCTTAACAGAGTATGCCTGTATCAATATAATTGCATATTGTTGCCAAAATGTCAATAATAGTTGGATATATCTGTTGCCATTGTCGATAAATATGGTAGTATCCACAATATCGCAGGGTATTCCCCTGCATCATTACCTCGTGTCAACTATGGCACATAATATAAGGAGTTGTATGATGACAACTGCAACAGCAAAAGAGACCACAATGAACAAAACCACAACCAAAGCAAAGAAAGCAAAGGTACAAGTTACTGTTAAGAATCCTGCGCCAAGTGCTAACGATTTGCTTGCAATCATCTCAGCGCTTAACAACGTTGGAACCTTGCGACCCAAGCAGCCCGCACTTGCTCGCCTCAACGATACCACCACATCTGCTGATATCGATGCTAATCATGCAAAATTACTTGCATATCATGGTAAGTACGAAGCATGGGCATCTGAGTATTGTGCGTGGTACAAGACTCAAATAAATGCTTTGAGCGCGCTCGGTGCATCCGTCAACGTATGTGCTAAAAAGCATTTAGGCGCAAGCGTAGCGCGTTGCGTTACAGCCCTTGATGTGCGCGACCATTATTCAGGCAATAAAGATTCCTCAATCGGACGCATTCTTTCCAACTTCAAAGGCTAATCTCTCTCTCTCTCGTATGGCACGGCTCACTGGGTCGTGTCATACTTTTCAGTACAAACCTGCTTTGTGATTTGCTTCGTTAGTTGTATAGGGCATTTTAGACCATTACAGTCAAGCGAGTAGATTCAACTACTACGGTACTTAGCAGCGTAAAAAGACTTACATTATTGTATAGCACGTTATTGATTCACCATGCTAGGGGCGTAATAGACCATAGCATTGGGGAATCATGAGCAGGGTAGGGAT